TACATCAGATGTTAAATTAACAAAATGTGTAGAAAATTGTCCAGTGCTTCGAAGTGTCTCGGCAAAAGAACGATTCATTACAGCAACTTGTGCTGATAAATTTTTATTTGTTGCGTTTAATTTTGTCTGTAAAGCAGTTAAGGCTGAAGATACCTTATTGAGATCTACAATAAGATTTGAAAAGTCGGACGTTGCGACTATTCGTGTTACTATTTGTTCTTCAGCCATTTAATTAAGTTTACTCCTTAGAGTATCCTAAACCTGCTCCTATTCCGAATCCTGCCTCTGATGCGAAACTGCCTTGTAGAGAAACTATGTCATCTCCTTTAGCAGTTACCCCCATTGCTTTTCTTCGTATGTCGTCAAATGAAGGACCTTCTGTTTCTTCCTGCTCATTTAAGTTTACTCCTTGAAGTGATGCTAAGAATCTTCTTTTCTCATCTTCAGTCTTTTGCATTGACTTAAATGTTTGTATCAACTCTGGCATTGATAAACTTTCTTCTAGTTCTTCGTAATTTTTCCAATTACCTAGAAGAAAAACTTCTCCTAATAATGCGGCTAGATCGAGTTCTGCCCAGCCAGAACCGCTGCCGCTAGAAGGTTTGGGTCGTCAAGTTTAATCCCACCACAAACTTCTAGAATGCGATTAATGGTTGGCATATCTAATGCATTCTCTAGTTTATCTCTATCTGCTACCAAATCTGGTACTTGTGATTTAATTGCAATTCCACATGCTGTAGTTAGAATTGTAAGCGTTTCATCTTCCGTTTTTGAGTTTTCAGTTTTCTTGATTTCAAGCATGAACTCTCTTAGGGCCTTAATAGTTAAAGGTTTTAATTTTACCTTTGAGCCATCTTGTAGTTCAATCTCTTCTACGTCGTATACTGTAGTTGCCAATTTATCCTCCTCGGATTTGTCTTAATTATTATAACATAATGGAATTATCACTACAAATAGAAAACCCCCGAATTAACGGGGGTTTCTATAATTTAAATTAAATTAAATTTATGCCCAAGTACGGTCAATAATCTTACCGTATTCTGAACCAGAATAGTTAGCATCTGGTAGAAGACGGAAGGTTACTGGGAATGTAGTTGGAGTTGTACGTGCTAGAGAAAATTGTGACTGTTGTACAGACAATACACGACGTGCATAATATACACGCTCAGACTTTGGAGTTGATGTAGTTGGAGCTTGTCCAACTGCAATTAATTGACGCTCTGTTGGAGCTGCACCAAGTGCACCTGCCTCAAGACCAAGAACTCCTGAATCAAGAGTGCTTGCTGGTTGTCCGAATACAACTAGAACGTTTTCTAATGTACCTTCGGACATTTCTGTTGCAATCATAACCTCCATCGCAGACTTGAACAGCTTAGCTGTATCAAGCAACTGATCAACTGTTACTGAATCGTATGTTGGGTTATAAGTGATCTGAAGACCATTGTTTGTGTAACCTACGTTACGATATGCAGCACCATTTACTCCTGGTGTTGTATCTATTGCGTTCAAAGTATCTGTATATGACTCTGAAGAACTGAATGCTGGTACCTTTGTATTTCGTGCAGATGTTCCTGCGTTAGCAGAACCTGCTTCCATGTTTTCGACATAACCTGTTACGGTTGAATCTTCAACTGACAAAAATAGTGGGGATGCACCAACAAGAATGTTTTTAGCATTACCTACGGATTGTGCCATAGTGTTTCTTACCTCCTGTGTTTTAAACTATATATATATATTTTAAAAACCAAAGCTGGCTAGGCTTTCTTTCCTCATAGCCTATGATACGGTATTTTGAAACCTAAAGCAATCTACTGAAATCTGCCGTTTAGGTCTGTTATTCTTGAATATTTAGCCTCAATAATTACGTCAGATGAGAAGAAACCCTGAAGCTCTTCTGAAGGCTCCGTTGGAGAGATATCTGCTATAAATATACTATGAAATTTAAATTTATTATTTAAGGTCTCTGATCTATTTATATCTCTGGCAGAATCGTCCATTCTTCTAAATAAGTCCGTCATAAAGTTTCTTATTTCAGTAATTTCAGATACATCTGTTGTATATATAGTAAACAGGATCTGCTCACAACAGACTAACCAATTATCCTCATATGACATTCCGATCTTGTCATATACAATATGTTTTTTACCACTTAAAAATTGATTCATTTCAGCCGCCTGCTGAACTGGAATTATAGGGACTATTGTGCTTCCAATATTATCGCTATAATATTCTTCTGCATCAAATATATTGGCATCTACTAATTCAGCCCATAAAAACTTTCTAAGCTCTATCATTGCATCTAATTTATAATTAACTGTCATATCATTACCCCTCCAAATGCAGATTCTACTGCTGCGTCCGCCATGCTTCTAATTGTATTTGGAGAAAATGAATATTTAATTGTTCTAATAGATGCTGGTATTCTCATTGCTTTCATTGACTCTGCATTAAATAAATTTTTAAATCCAGATTTTTTAATTGAATTATTAACTAATTCTCCACTAAAGAATCTTGAATATTGTAATGTAAATTGATTTTTAACACCAGGTCCTCCAGGCCTTTGGACGGTCACTGAGGCCCCTTTGGGCATGAATACTGTTTCACCATTAGATTCAAATACAAGGCGCTGAGAATGGCGTGGAGCAATTTTTAGAGGCATTCCTGCTTCCATCACAGAAGCTTTATTAGCAAATACATGTCTACGCTTACCTTTTGGCGCAGGAACCATTGAAGTAGATGCTTTAAATTCATAATTTATTTTAAAAGATATTCCATCAGAATCTATAGATGTTAACTTAAATAATCTAGCATTCTTATTTCCAGACTTTTTCCATTCATAAACATGGTGTAATGATCTAGGTTTTGTTCTTGCCTGTGCATCTATATATTCTCCAAAATCTTTATCTATCTGAGTAAACACCATTTTTTTAAATGCAGATTTAAATTTTTTGCTATTACTTAATTTAGCTACAACATTTGCTTGATAATATAATGCCGCCGATATTTGAGCAATGTTGCTATCTTGAATATTACCTTTTGGGTTTTTATTATACATAAGTCTTTCAAGACCAGAGGCCGCTTGAAGCAGCATTACATTAGATTCCAATTTGCTGGTTCTCCGATCTCTTCAAAGTAGAGTTATATGCCATAACATAACCAAATGGGTCAGTGATAGGTGTTGTTCCCATAACTTCAAATACCGTAGGGGTCTCTGTTGGATAGTCTATTTCTACCCATATAATATTTTCATTAGCATCTCTAATATTTGTAATTTTTTCTCTAGCTGTAAGCTTGTCTGAAGTTCTGACCTGAATTATTTGTTCATTAGTATATTTATTATTAAATATTTGCTTATCGCCAGATCTTGTTGTAGCAGAGTTTGTTATAACGCCTTTAGCATGACAGTCAATAGTTTTATAATATGCCCATTCTTTTACGATAGCGCCAGTATCTTCATTTTGTCTATCAAATTGTTTATATATATCCATTTTCATGGACAGCACGGCTTCCATGAGATCGTACATTAAATAAGCACCATATTCGATAAGACATATCCAGATAATATTTTATCAGCATAGGCACAACCTGTTCCAGTATATACTGCGTCGTTGTACTCAAAATCCCAATCAAACGTTGAAACACTCTTTAGATATCTGTCCGCCCACATTCTATCTTTTCCAAAATAATGTCCAATTAATTGAACTGCTGCTTGCTCTACTTCATCTGGTACGGAGTCCCAGCCAAATTTTCCAACTACTTTATATCTAACACCTTTTCTAAAAGCTTGACCTGTATATAAATCATTTATTGATGGTGGAATCATTCCGTTTGCTACATATACTGTATTATCAACTAATTCAGTTCTATCTAATCTAATTCCAAATCCAGTTTCTGAAACTACTGGAGTATAGCCCCAATTATTAATTGCTGGTGAGGCTAAGTTATCTACTAATAATATATCGTCTGCATATATCTTATATATTTCAATTATTTTATATGGCATTGCAAGTATGTCTGATCCAGACCCGTACACAACTTCTGTATCTGTGTAGGTATAAAAAAATTGACCAGTAAAATCTTCAATTAATTTACGAGCATATTTTTCAGCCATAGATAATTCATGATAAGTTTTATATTTAGGATCAGATGGATCTGTGCCTAATTGTAAGTCATCTATTACTTCAGCAAAACTACAATATGGAGTAACTACATCTAAATATGTAGCATGTTCTCCATTTAATCCACCAATATTATAAAGCCATACTAATTTAAACTTTCTAGGTCTATCAGTATAAAATCTAGACAAAGATATTTCATATGTTCCTATATCAGTTTCTACTTTTGTAGCAGACATTGTAGAAATTATTGTATTAGGATTTACTGGTGGGTCGGCAGTGATATCATTAGTAATATCATAAACTTCTACCGTAACCTCGTCGTCATCAGCATTAACTATTTCATTATTCCAAAATATTTTGGTTTTTACTGGTGTTACAGTATTTCTATATATCTCTGCCATATTAAAGGCTTAGATTAGTTGTAGAAGTCTTGTGCTTCCCTTGGTGTTGCTAATCTAAAACCTTCCTCCTTATCAAAAATTGCCTGAGCGTCTTCCTCAGACATTGCTACAAACGGATGTTCTCTAGTAAAGGTATATCCCATTGTATCGTATCTAAAATTTGCTCTTTCCATTCTAACTAATACTGCATCTTTGTCTTGATTTTTTTTTGGATCAAATTTAGGTAATACTTCAATTTCTTCCGCTGCATCTGCCACATCTTTAATTGTCTTTTCATATATTGCCCAAGTTACGCCTTCTTCGGCTAGTGCTGCAATAATATCATTTTTACTTTTTAGTGATTCTATATCTACGCCGAAGTCTTCGGCTACTTTTTTAAGTTCAGCTAATTTTAATGTCTCAAATGACATATATTCTCCTTAGTCTAAGTTATTCAATTATAGCATTAGTAAATTTAAATGAAAAGCCCCCAAAATTAATTGGGGGCCTTCAATTTGGTTAATTCTTAATTAAGAAGCAACCTTAACGTTCTTTACAACTACCCAAGCATCTGCTTGCTCGATTTGAACGCCAACACGAGTATACATTGTGTACTCAATGGAGTCCTTACGTGGCCAGAAGAAGCGGTAAACAGTTACATCACGCTTGATACCAATAACTACGTTATTTGGGAATGTCAAGTGGATATCACCATGTGAACCAGTTTGTCCTGAGTATGTACCAGCTTGTGTCTCTGGTAGCAATGGAACTTCAACAATTGGAATACCGAATGCGTATGGAGCAACGTATCCAGCTGGGCCAGATACAGGAGCTACCTCACCACGGATAATGCCAGAAGCAATATCTTGTGGGTTAACATTCTGAATATTCTGTGATGTATTGTATAAGTAGTCTTGAATCAAGTTTGAACCTGACAAGAAGCGAAGGTCTGTACGACGTTGCTTGTACTTACGTGGAAGTGCCTTTAGAGCATCATTGAATACTGCACGGGAGATTGTATCTCCGCCTGCGTCTACAACGTGTCCGTTTGCTTTTGCAATCTTTACAACACCATCAAATGCCTTGTATAGAGCGTCTGATGTTAGTGCTGTGTTACCATTAAGGATTACATCTTCAATATCATTACCTGCTTGTGTTGCCATCAAACGTGCAATGTGGTCTTCTAGATCTGCACCCTCAATATTGTCTTCAAGAGACTCAGTTGAAAGTTCCCAATCTAGGCGCAATTTCTTTGTTGATAAAGAAATCTTTGAGAATGTTACTGCTGCATTTGCAGAAGTATCATCTGCTTCTGTCGCAAGCTTCATAAGCTTTTCGCCTACGCCCATGCGATCAATTTCAGTTGTATCAGCTCTCATACGGACGGTACGTGCAACTTTACCAATTACGGTAGCGTCGAACATATAGTCAAGGAATCGTGCTGATTGTTCTGGATTTAGTAATCCACCGTTTCCGTTCTCGGATCCTGTGTGAATTCCTGTTCCTCCAGTTGAGGAATCAAAAGTACCAGTTACTGTAGTATCTGCAGCAACTGACTTTGCTAATAATTCATTACTCATTTATTTATTTCACCTACCCTTTATTTAAATAGTTCGTTTACGGAACCGAGGAAAGAACCGTTCCATTTTGATTTTTGGATTTTTACTTCCTGAGACCCGCCA